ACTTGTTTCCTCAGCGGCAAGGTTCGGACCCTGCGTTTTTGCCCCTACGGCATTTGGGCAGCGGGTCAAGGTCCGCTACATTTTAATAAAATACTTCAGAACATCAGCTCGCCCATTCTTTCATCCGGCCCACGGCCTAAGGGGCCCTTTGAGACAAAGCGGGCCGAGATCGGCCAGCTCGAACAGCCCGCCGACCGGGGACGGCGTGCGAACGCCGCTTCCAAACGACCCGAGCAGTTCAGCGGGATTCGGGAAACGTCGGTTTGGGGTCACGAGCAGCGGTCAGGGTGGTCGTTTGTCTCCTTCCGGTTCACCACCCGAAGCGGAAATCACGAACGAGCCTGCCATCCCTCGGACAGTTCTCGGCGCGGGCCCGCCGATCTGATCGCAGCGCCGGCTGGCTCTCTTGCCGCCGGTGAAGGTCAGATGGCGATTTCCTTACCTCGATCATACGAACAGCAGCTGATACTCGGGCGACCGTTCTGCCGACGCACCGCGTAGCACTGTGCCAACGCCCATGATCAAGGCCAGGGCGCCATCGATCCGCCCAGTCGATTTCAGCTTGCTGGGCTTCCGGTTGGCTTGGGCGTCCGCAACCATGCAGACCGAAGCCACATTCCAGGTCAGCACCGGCGACGAGGCGATCCGAACCTTGCGCTCGAGGATGGCGTTCTCGGTCGCCTCGACCGATCCCGGCATCCATAGATCCGATCCAGCCGCCTTGCGATAGCCTTGTGGGTGACCGATCAGGGGCACCGTGCAACCCAGCTCCTGGAGCTCGGCTTGAAGCTCCGGCCGCCGGTAAGCGTCGCCGACCGCGCCCTGAACGTCCAGCTCCTCGGCGAGCTCGGCGATCGCGGCGGCGACATGCGCCACGTCAACGACCGGCCCCGGCGTCGCGGTGATCCACTCCTGATCACGCCACGTCGCATAGTCCACGCCGTCGCGCTCGGATCGTTCGAGGATGCCCTCGGCCGGCATCCAAAACCGCGGGAAGGCAAGGAGGAGCGCATCGCCCCGTGCGTCGAAGCTCTCGACCACGACCATCAGCGCGGTCAGGTCGCGCTTGCTCGACAGATCGACTGCCAGCCAGGCCGGGCGGCCTCGATAGTCGGCCAGATCGAGATCGCTGGCCTGCACCGCTTCCCAAACGCCGGCAGTCAGCCATGTCTCCGTGGCGACGGTCCACTCGTTCAGGTGCAGCCGGCGAAAGCCGTTCTGTGCCGCCGGGACCCTAATTGCCTTTGCAGCGCGGCGCTCGAGGTAGTCCGGCTTGACGGTCACGCCGAAGTTCGGGTTGGCCTTGATCCAGCTCGCTTCCTCGCGCCAGTCGTCACCTTCGTCGATCGTCGAAATGTAGCAGAACAGCGAATCGTCCTCGACCGTCCCCGCAAGCACCCGCTCGGCGTATGCGTGCTGCTCCCAACAGACCGAGGTCCGATCCGTCCCGGCCGTGGTGATCATCACCAGCAGCGGCTCACGACGCGCTCCCGTCGCGCTGTCCATGACATCGAGCACGGCCCGGGTCCGATGTGCGTGCAACTCATCGATGATCACGACATGCGGGTTCAGACCGTCGAGCACATCGGCATCGGCACCGAGTGGCACCATCTTGCTGTGGGTCTCCTCGACCGCCAACGAGGAGACAAACTTGCGCACCCGACTGGCCAATGCCGGCGACCGGTCGCGCATTCGCGCTGCCTCGCCCCAGACGATCTTGGCCTGATCGCGCATCGTGGCCGCGCAGTACACCTCGGCGCCGGCCTCCCGATCCATCACCAGCCCATAGAGGCCAAGGCCGGCAAGCAGGGTCGACTTGCCATTTTTTCGAGGAACCTCAAGGTAGCCGGTACGGAACCGCCGGGTGCCGTTGGCGCGTTTCCAGCCAAGCAGCGAGCCGACGATGAAGACCTGCCACGGCTCGAGCGCGAATGGCTGCCCCGACCATTCGCCTTTGCTGTGGTGCAGACAGGCAAAGAACCGAACTGCGCGCTCGACTGCGGTGAGATCAAACGTAAATCCGGCCGGATGCCCGCGAGGCTGCTGTGTCAGCTCCCAATCGCGACGATGGCGCGCGCAGGCCCGCCGCACCAGCCGGCACGCCGGCACTTCACTTGCGAGCACCGCGTCAGCATAAGCGAGGACTTCGTCACGCTGCGGCATCTATCCGGCGTCGTCGAGCAGCTCCGCGAGCGGATCGCGCTGCATCGGCTCGGGTAGACGCAGCTTGGCACGATCGGCGACATTCAGGCCCAGCTTCGAAGCGATGCCCGCGATCGTTGCCGCATAGCTCGCCGGCAATGGCTCGTACGGCACTCTGGTCTCAGCTTCCCGCCAGCGTGCAACCAACTGGCAGTACAGCGTCAGTTGCGAGCGATCGAGCGCGGTCAGCACGCCAGCCTTGCCCAGACTGGCGTCGATCTCGCGCCAGAGCTCCCGCGCCGCTGGCAGCAGCCATCGCGGAGCCGCACCAAGCGGGCCGAAACGATCGCTGTCCTGCGCAAGACGTGTCGTCCGGTCAGGCCGAGCGGTACCATGCAGGACATGAAGCGCCGCCGACTTTCGTGCATTGGCCATTTTTCAAGCACCCTTAAAAGCAACCGCAGATTCTCAACTGCCGACGCATGAGCACAAGGGCCACGCGGTGTCCGCCTGGCGCGCATGAAACCCTACGAGATACCCCCCGCCGCAATTCATTCCCTGTCGCTCCATGGATGATCTTGGCCAGGCAGCGGCAGGCCGGTGCGCGCATCGATCCGGATCTTCGGTCGCGCACCGTGTGCTTCGTCCTGACACTCGCCGCAGACGCTCTCGAGGTTGTTCCAATCGTACTTGCCACCGCCTTCGGATATCGGGGTGCGATGGTGCACCTCGGTCGCGAGCGTCAGCCTTCCGCTGGTCAAACAGCGCTCGCATCGAGGCTCATCGGCGAGCTTATGGGCGCGCAGCTTGCGCCACCGCCGATCGCTGCCCTTACCCCAGCCGTAACGCCGTGGAGCCTTGGAGGTGGGCGGCGTCGCGGACATCTCAGTGCACCGTCGCGCTGCTCTCGAGGCGCTCGAGCTGCGCCTCGTTGCGCTCGATCTGGGCCTCGATCACTCGCAGGCGATTGGCGTTGGCTCTCAGCTTGGCCACTGCCTCGGCGCGGCTACAGCTTCAGCCGGCGCAGCTGCTCGCGCTCCGTCTCTTCCCGTTCCTTGATCTCGGCGAGCGCATCCAGGTCCATCAGAGCTTCTATCTCGTCTCGAATGCGCTGCTCCAAGACCTCGATGGGTAGCGCATCAAGCTCCACCGTGTTGTCGCCGTATTGCTCGATGAACTTCGGGGCTAGCCGGCTCCCTTTCTTCGCTGGGTTAGGGGGCAATTGGTATTGCTCGATGTCATCCCAAACCAGAGCGCACCGTTTCACGGACAAGTCTAAACTCGGATGATGGTATCGCAGGGACGCTTCGAGCGACGTTGGAATCTCCAATCCTTCAGGGTCGAAATCCCCGAACGTCAGAACATGTATAGGCAAATCAAAACTTCCCCATTCCGCCAACCTGTCTGCAATTTCCTTGCTGGCAGTTACGCTGGTGAAGCCCCGACCGACGTTCAAAGCAACTCTGTAGTCACTCAGGATGTCACTGAAGATGCCAGATAGAGCATCCTTCTCAATGATGACTTCGATGTAGCATGGTTCATCGTACCAGACTTGCCGTTGGTAGTGATTTGCCATCCCAGATAGGAAGTCGTCGGGACTGTCATAACCCGCCCAGATGGTTGGTACCCGCACCCGATCTTCTACCCAGTCCCAAGGTATTCGACCTTGCAGTCTGGCGGTGCTTAGATCTCGGCTCACCTTCATGTATGCGTCGATGTTGTTGTCGATGATCTGCTTGGACACCAACCGTTAGAACAACTGACGCACCGTCATGGGGTGATGCGCTTCTAAGATGTCGTACATCTCAGCCATGAAGTCTAAGGTAGCCCGCCAAGGCTTGGTGTTGGCACGAGTGCGCAGTCTGGCCAGCGATTCCATCACTTCGGGCTTGACGTGCTGCCCACCGTATTTGGTTCGTTTCATCGTCTCAACCTCGGAAGTTTAAGCATCTCAGGACTTCAGCTAATTTAATGTCCTTGCTACATAGGTGCAATAGCCTTATTATGCTCCTAAGGCCACTTAGAAGGAGACAATCAGTGCAACGCACCAAGCAGCCAAGGAAACGACAGATCATCAATATGCCTGTTGATCCGGAGCGGTGGACCGAGCTCCGCAAAGTCGCGCTCGACCAGAAGCGCACCGCTGCGGAGGTTCTGGACGATGCGATCGCCCTGTACCTGAAATCAGTCGGT